CTCTATGGTTCTTCTTCATTTGATGTTAAAGACTGGTCGGAAGTTTCCTATCATTTTCTTCAGAGAGCCTTGGCAACCTTGGAAGTATAAGTTCCAAGATAGAATAATACAGGAATATGGCCTTGAATCCTACACTTGGCATCCGAAGTCTTCCTCATTTCAGCAGACTGGAGATGAGTTTGAGGTTCAGAATCTCTACACATTTGACACAACTAACGTCACCTGTCCGAGTGGCATTACTAAGCCAGTAGAAGGCAAGCCTTGGATATGCTCAATTGACATGCTTAATAGACCTAAGCAGAACAATCTGCTGTCTGGCTGGGATATGGTTTGGGTTGGGCATAAGGGATGCGATAGCGACCCTATTTACGGTGGCGACGCTGGCACCAGAGCCGAGATTAGGGTTGTTCCGGGTCAGGCTACCATGATGTTCCCGCTTAGAGATTGGACGCATGAAGATATCTGGAATTACACCATTGCCAATAACATCCCGATAGACCTTGATAGATACGAGGAAGCGGACGGAAAGTGGGGCGAAAAGGTTGACAAACTTACAAACGTTGATTATGTTCACGCTTGCACGGCCTGTATTGACAAAAGACCCACAGCAAATAAGTTCGTATACTGCCCCAAGTATCACGGAGTAGTTGAAAACTGCTCGGACAAACTTCCTTGGTTTGACCAAACTATACCTTCTTACATGAAAGACTAATTTTTACTAAACTAATATGCCCTCTCCCAATCAAAGACCCCCTGGAGGTATGTTTTCCAGATACCAATCAGAACAAATTAACCAGATACCGGCTGGATACGTTGAAGGAATGTCTTCTTGGGGTAGAATGGCTCAAAACCTTGGAAGTAATATTGCTAGTATGATGACTCAAAACAGAGCCGAAGAAATGAAGTCTAAGGAAAATGAAATTGCTTCCAAGAAAACAAACATAGACGAGCGAAAGGCTGACGCTTTAGATACAGCCAATAGGCTCAAGGAGCAGGGGCTTACGCAGGAAAGCGTATACAAGGGATACGAGTCTGCACACAAAGCGGAGCAAGAAGGGTTTTTAAGAAGCGAAAGCGGCCTTAAGGCTATTAGTTCTTTGCATTCATCCGCACAAGGCGTTCTTAGAGACCCTGAATCTACCCCTGAAATGAGGGCTGAAGCCACTAAGCAACTACAGGAACTCACCCCTCAACTTAAGGCGGCTAACGAGAGAATGGCTCAATGGGCTACAAAACCTGTGCTTACCTTTGAGGATTACCAACATAGCCTTGAAGTAAAGAAGGAAAACCTTGAAAGACAGAGAACACTTAAAGCCCCTCCCGGAGTTGCTAGACCTCCTGCGGGAAGCACTTCTTTCTACCAATCTCCTGCCTTTAACCCCGCATCCGTTACTGGCGAACCCCAGAATGCTACAAAAACAATAGCATATGGTGGTTCCGCAAAAAAAGTCGAATTGGTAGGTGGCAGGGTTAACGCCTTAGTCAATTCCGACGGGTCTAAGGTTGCGGTATCTGGTGAAATTCCGGAATCGGCATTGCCTTCTGCTGTGGAGTTTGCGTCTAAGTTTGGTGACTTCAGTTCCTCTCCTTCGTCTTCTGAGGCTGAACAGGGTGCTCCCGTTGCCGAACCTGTGGCTGAAAGGGTTGAACTAAAGGGGCATTTCGGCAAGAGTTACGTCCAATCCGAGCCGATGCAGTCTATCTCCGAGATGTCGACTTCCCCGGTAAGTGGAACTATTGTTTGGGAGGAGACTGTTGATAGTGCTGGAACTAAGACAAGAACTCCGTCGCTTAGATTTAATTCTAAGTCCCTTACGAACGCTGATGGAACGCCCAATGAGGCTTCCCAGCAAAACTTTAGACTCTTATCGCTCATGCGTGAGGCGATTGATGACGAGTCCTACAGGGACGTTAGGCCTACCGCTACAGAAATAGACACGGCTAGAACCCTGTTTGGAACCAAGGACAATGCTTACGACATGCCAGCCATCGCACAGGCATATGCACTTGTTAACAGAAATGTCAACGCTGGACCTGGGACTTATGATACAAATGCCGATTACTTTGGCATTAGATTTGAACAAACGTATAAAATGTTTCCTTCTCAGTTTATGGCTAACGGAGAAAAGGCCAATGAACTGGAAATTACACCCTCTACCTCTGCTATTCTTGAAAAAACTGAGCAAGCAAGGCTATCTAAGAAATTTGAAGAAATTGGTTCCGCACCAGATAGACCTCCGGGATTGGACGCTTCAATTGAATCAACAAAATCTGATTATGATTCACTTGTAAAGGCTTCTAAGTTTGTTGCAAGCGAACTTGCTACCGCACCTCCCGGTAGCGATTACGAAAAGCAACTTAAGTCTAGACAGGAAGCAAACAATCAGAAGATAAGACTGCTTGACAGTAAGATGAAGATGAATGAAGGTCTTCTTAATAATTGGCAAGTGGAAATGAAAAGATTCGAAGGTAGACAAACTGCCATTGCTCAAGAACTCGATATCGACCTTAAAGCACAGCAACTTGAGGCCGGCAGGGTTAGTATGGCTGAAAAGTGGTCTGCAGCATCAGCCAGATGGATTGGAACAAAGGAGTCCGACAGAGCACAATATAGCGGATTTATTGCTGTTGGTTTGCGTGATATTGGCGGAAGAACGATGAAAATACCGATTCTTGACGTTAGCGGTAAGCCTACTGGTCGTTTTTATCGTGATAGGCTTGATGCGGCTGAGACTATTGTCGAACTTAAAAAGGCTGCAAGATACAAAGACCTTATTGACTTAAGTTCTGGAATGCCAACGGAAGACCATATTAACAATGCCAAAACCGGCATTCTTATTACCAATTCTAAACTGAAAGACACTATTCCGCTTCTTCAAGCAATGAAGAAACAAAATGACTATTTCATGAAACTTGGTAAAAAGGGTATCGTAGGAGAAATTCAAGTTGCCTTTGAAAAACTTTGGCTACCTGACGCTTCCTTTGCCACGGGAACTACCCTGCAAAAGTCCTTGGTTGGTAAAATCCGTGAAGCCGTTGTTGGCCCGGGTAATCCATCTAATTATGAACAGGAAGTCATTAATTCAATAGTTCCTAATGCCACAGACTTGCTAACTAGACCCGAAAGACAAGACGCAAGAATCAAGGCTCTTGCTACGATGGCTATATTAGACCACATGACAAAAATGCAAGCAAACAAAATGGAGCCTACCGATGAAGCCTATAAGTTGTATAACGCTCAATTAGGTTCTGTTATTGGTGAGAAAATTACCCCTGCGTTCTTTAATGGTTTAGTAAATGACTATTCTTCAACCAGAAGAATATACTCCAATAAACAGGCTCAGGGTGCCGAGGACGTAAGCGTAGCCAAACAGTATGCCGAAAGACTTATTGACATATTAGATGCCAGAGTCAAACCTACCGGCAAGTGAGCATAAAACGCTTGCTTTTTCTTGACAAATAGTGAGTATATATTAAATGGCAGAATTTACTATTGGTAGCAGACCCACTAGCGGTCAACCAGAACCTGTTAAAATCCCCAAAGAAAACCAGAGCGTAAGCAGCCCCGGGCAGGTGGACATTGCTCCTCCTCTTATTACAGCAAAGCAAAAGGTTGACGAGTCTAGAAAAGTCGGACTGCTTCCTCCGTTTATTCCCACGCAACCCGGAGAGGATGATTTTGTTGCTCCTGCGTTTGTTAGAGTTGGGACCGATGAAGGCATTCAGGCTTTTGCAAATATTACGGATGGAAGCAATCCCGAGGGAAGAAGAATAGCAAATAAGGCTCAATGGGCCTTGAGGGACAAGGAGGTATACGACAAAAAGCATACAGAATGGTCGACACAAAGGTCGGGCTTGGTAGCGGGAACTCCTCCTCGTATGGGTATTTTGCCTATTGGGGCTGGCGGGAAAGAACCAGAACTTCACCCACTTACTTCATGGCTGACTTCGTTTGGCAAGACAGATGCGGAAATTGTCCTTGGTATTGCAAAGGCTCAAATTAGAGCCGAGTATTACGCCTCTAGGTATATGAAAAACGGCGTTGAAAAGTTGATTGATAGCGACGACTCGCTGCTTAGTGCTCCCGAAGCCTTATTTTCACACATGAAGGGTGCTGGTTTGTTTAAAACTAAAGACGAAGAAGAGTTCTTCAAGGCCGGAGTCAGTAATAAATATTCTGGTCAATACGAAACAAGCCCATTCCAGATACTTCAAAGAGCGTATAAAGCAAAGTTTAAAGGGACGATGCATCCCAGCCAACTTAAAACAAACATTGACTCGTATGGTTTTAGGCTTAATCCTAAAAATGCTGAGCATAAAAAGATGTTTAGGGAGTTTCTTGCTTGGGAAGACGCACACCCGGAGCAAGACTCTCTTTACACCAGATTTGGAAGAAACCTTAACACCACAGCAGGACATCTTGCTGATGCTGTAGGCAACGCAGTTTATACTAGCGTATCTTCCGTTGGTTATCCAGAAATTTCTTGGTCTGATGAATTTACTGACGAACCAGCAAAACAAGCACTTGAGCAAAAACTTTTGCAATTGGCTTCTGCTAGGGAAAATGGAGAATCCTTGAATGGTTTTACCGAAAATTCAGCGTTGGATATAGTTATTAAAAAATATGGAAAAGAAGGAATCGTTGACATGGATATGCTTGATGACGACAAGAGAGCCGCTGTTCCGCAGTTAATCATTGATATTTCTAAAGAAGTTAAGTTTTTGGATGAACGAGGTGCTTTTAAGAAAGACGTAAGAGGACTTACATCTTTGCTTACTGGCCTTTCCGCCGCAGTTACTGGTGGTATTGGTATGGCTATGATGGGCGTTAATAGTGACCCTCGTTCTACAACGATGAGAATTAATAACTCGGTTAAGGCACTTACTGATTACGTGCTGGACGATGATACCGGGCGACGTAGGGTAACTATTGAAGAATTATACGAAGAAGCCCAAATGGAAGGGATGAATACTGGCGCTGCTTATGCAAATTGGCATCATCACTTGGCAAAAGATGGCATTTTTGGCAATGGGGTTGTTGACTCTAGATGGCATGAGTCTGCTTCAATGTTTATTACTCCGTTTGAAGCCTATGCGTTGTTTGGTGGAATTACAAAGGCTGGATTTCGTGCTGCTGGCGTTGGCAAGGCCGCACAAGGTCGCAATTTCCTGCAAAGAATAGGCCTTCAAGACTCCCTTGATGCTACGCTTAATCAGGTAAATACACTTGCTAGACAAGGCGTTGCTCTTACTCCCGACGTGCTTCCTCCCGATGTAAGATACATGGTGAATGGCATTCAAAACGAAGCCGTTCTTGCTGGTGAAAAGATTGATATTTACGAGGCAATCAAGAGAGCATTTGAAGGAAAAGGAAAAATGATTGACCCTAAGAACCCGGCACGAATGGTTAAAGCATCGGAGGGCATGCTTAACTCCCTTGCCAATGCAATAGAGCAAAAAGCATCTCAAGTCCAATCTGTAAGAGATGCGATTGCTACAGCCGCCAATGAAGGCAAAAAGGTCATATATAGTAAAGAGTCGATGGATATGATTGCCAAGGCCAGGCAGAGACTTCAAGAAATCCATCCAGAAACTGACTTTTCCAAATTGCCCGACTCTATTATTTACGACAGATTGATGCGTGGAAAGGTTCCCGTTCTTGCCAACGGAAAGCCGGTAATTACCCCCAACGAGATGAACTCCCTCACACGTGAGGTTGGTCGTGCTTGGAGAAGAATAGATGCCAAGGATATTGCAGGATATGTTGGTGGTTCGCAACTCCCTGTCCAGTTTAATTTTATCTATGACAATCCGCTGGCTAAAGGTGTTAATGAATTATTGAAAGGTGTAGGAACTGGTTCCGAGTGGCTTGATGCACTTGAAAAGACATACGGAAGTCCCAGAAGTGGTATTACCGCTGGTTTTAAGGTTGCTGGCTCTGCTGGAGTAACGGCAACCGCATTGCAATCAACTTCGCCCGGAATATTTAGATGGGCTATGTTAAATTCTGTTATCCCGCTTGCCAGAACTATTGGTGGCATTGGAAGACAACTTGAAATTATTCAAGAATACGCAAAACTAGCATCCGTAAAAGGGAATGACTTTGATTCCGCAATGCTTGGTGTCAGAGGCAATATTCAAGCAGAAAGAAGACAGTTGCTTATCAAAAGAGCGTCATTGACCAGAGGAGAGTGGCCGTATATTAGCAAACAACTCAAGGAACTTGGAGAAACAGTAGTAAGAGAAGAACCTGATTTGGTATCTCAGTCGGTCAATGTCGAAAAGGAAATCAAAAAGATTGACTTGAGACTGGATTATCTGGAGGCAAAGTCTGACCACGTTAAAAGACTTCATTCAATAGGTGCAAATGGGGTTCTTGCTGCCTCTGCTAGACTGTATAAAGACGGCATGGTGTCTGTTGCCTCTAACGAACTTCTACTTGGACTTACTGACAATTTTGCTGGTGTTGGTAGTGGAACTGCTTTTGCAGGTTTTGGTTCTGCGACAAATGCTATTACTTCTGGATGGACTTCACACTTCAGTCGTGACGTAAATTTGCGTGAAAGAACAAATCATGATATGGGCCAAATCAGAGGATACATGGATGCCCTTGGTCATGACGCAATAGGCAATGTTCAGAGAATGAAAATTATTAAGGTGATGATGCAGGCCAGGGATGACGCTGATTTGATTGCAAAAAAGAGTGGTGCTAACGCTGGCGAGACGCACTTTGCCAAGCAAATGTTTACGCTTGCACAAGTTTTCAGAACAAACGCCAAACTTGAACTTACTTCTGGTGGCGTAAGAAACGGTCTTGTTGGATTGATGGAAAGTGTCCAGCATCAGGACCCCGAGTTTGCTGATGCAGTTAAAAAGCAGTATCTTGATACAGCAACCAAAATGGGCTTAAAGGGTGAAGAAGCGGAAGGATATGCCCAGCGTATGATTGAGGGAATAATGCTTTCCAATGCCGGCAGAGTTAGACTTGGAACCATTGCCAAGGAAACAGACATCCTTACCACCAAAATAAAGACAATACAGGATGGGACGCTTACCGAACTTGCAAACCTAGAGGCTGGTGCGAAGGTTATTGCAGCAGAGGCTGGTCTTAATATTGAAGACATGTTCCCCAATGGGTTTAGCACTCCTCCTATCAAGGAGACGGCTACCATTGAAAATGAGTATGGAGTCCCACAACCTACTACTCCGATTGGGGAGATGGCTCCTCAACTAAGAAACATCGACACAAGCAAAATGTCGCCTGATGTAGTTAAGAAGATTGCAACATTCCAGCAAGAGTTCGTTAGAATTAAGAACATGCAACTTGAGTCTCATAATGAAATTAGGGATATCAATAGCCAGTTGTCTAAGTTGGAAGTTGAAAAGGTAGGTATTGCTTCTAGAAATCCTATTACAGAATTCAGAGACGGGCAGGTGAATATTTCCGTCCTTGATGATGCTGTCTTTACGTCCATGAAGAATGGCATTACTGTTTGGGATAGAAATGGCGAAACTACCATATATCTTGACGAGTCTAAATTCAGCACATCTACGGGCCGTGAAGAAGTTGCACACGCATTGTTTTTCCACAAGAACATGGCTGACTCCCGTGCTGCACTTAAAAACATGATTTTGGGCGAATGGGGTGTTGATGCTAACGGAAAGGCAGTCATGACTCATGCTCCTAAGATTGCAAAAACAGTCGAAGGCTCTCTTCAGTTGATGGATATGTTCGTCAAAGCACACGCCGAGACCTTAAGCGAGTCTGAGGCTGTAATGTTCCGAGCCACTTGGGAAATGGGCAAGAAAAATCAAGCCAGAAACCCGAACGACACAAGACTCATGCAACAAGTATTTTTGGAGTTAGCCGGCAAACTTTACCAAGCAAGACTTGAGTCTGCCAACCCGCACTTTGGAAGAACAGACGCAATGGGTTCCTCTCCTCAGGGTTCTTTCGAAGGAGGAACTGTTACTGAAAGAGTAAAACAAGGGTTTGAAAGCGGAGCGCCTGAAGGTCGCTTTGCTGCCGGATGGTCTCGCGTTAAATTCTGGAACAAACTTGTGTTTGGTTCTCTAACAATCGAAGACATGGTTAATGACGGCAATTCAATAAATACCGCTGACATTGACTGGAACGGAAAGAGTCCCAATGCCAAGCCAAATCTTAAAGAAAGAATTGTAGATGCCTCGATGTTCTTGGCTACATTTGGTAGAAATGGAATGATGGAACAGTTCTGGAAAGAGATGACTCAGGACAAACTTACGGACATGGGTTTTGTGCTTTCTGGCAATCAAAGCAAAGACCCTAATCAGTTCTATAAATACGGCACATTTAGACACCCAATTACCAATGAGATTATTCCTATTGGCAAACACGAATGGGAGTGGTCTAGCCAGATGCTTGCACATACAAGAAATAGAGGGACTAAAACTGATACTGATGCCCTTTGGGATTTAGATACAATCGTAAAAGAGCAAAAGGATGATAGTGAAGCCTCAAAGAAAAGAAGATGGCAATGGGCATTAGCCTCAAATAGAGAGAATTTCATTAACCCGAATACGTTAATGTTTAAAAAGTCTCTTGACAAATTGATGCAGGCTGAATGGGCACCGATAGGAAGTATTGTTCAAAGAGTCATTGCCCCCCTTCCCGGAGATGGTGCCGAATGGTCTGGTCTTAAAGTCAAGAAAACCCTTGACGGAAAGACAGTCCTTGTCGGTGCTCCTAATGCTCAACAAACAAAACGCATAATTCAACATATTCAGGAAAACTACGGGAAGGACTCTGGTGCCAATGAGATTGTAATGAAAAACATCGTGACACTTCTTAATGCGATTGCGGATGGTAACTGGAAGGACCCTAAAGCAACCCCTACGGCAAAGGGTGGTGCTCCGGGATGGACTCAGGTGTTCCTTGCAGAATACGCTCCTGTTACCTACAGAACTGAAATTGGCTCTACCAAAAAAGAATACCAATACGGAGAGGACCCTAGACTTAGAATACTTGTTCCTCTTAGAGTCGAAATTAGGGATTCAAGCCTTGACGTAAAGGGCAAAAAAAAGACAGAAGCAGAGGAAGGTGAAGAACCTAGATTGCCTGAAATGTATATTCACATGTGGTCTCCTGCAAGAGCGAACCAATCAAAGTTAAATGCTTGGAACGGCAACTTTTTCGATGTTGATGGAAGCCAGCCAATTTCTGCAAAATTAATTCAAGGCCTTTTTAAGACACGTGCTAACTTAAATGAAGCCTGTGATTTGGTTCTTTCGAACTATCAAGCAGGCGGTTCGGTTGATAGAGTTAAAGGTGGTGAACTTTCTGAAGCACCTCCCGACCATTCCTGGGAAGTTCTGCTAAAGATGGCTCAAGGAAACCCGTTCAACGCTAAAAAAATGGCTAATATAGTTAATAGAATAATGGGCTTTGAACAAACACAATATGTAGAACTTAACGGACTAGAGCAAGAGTTTATTGCAAAGAAAGGCAAACTGTCGGCACAGAAACAAGCCGCACTTGATGAACTTCGTGAAAAGTTTGACCCAGAAAATGAAGACGAAGGTGCAAGGTCTGTCGAAAGCGTAAGTGCTAGGGAGGAAAGACTGGCTATTCTTTACGGGCAAAACCCCAATACGATTGGAAGAAACCCCATGCGTGATGCACAGCATCCTATTTCGATGTATCGTATTGACCGCTTTGGGGAAATCATTCCGCATCAAGGTGAGGACGGAAAGAATAAATTCGTCAAATGGAATCAGTTTACGGAGGGCTGGGGCAACGCTAACTATTCCTCGACAAACTGGGTTCCGCTTGGTGCTCCAGAGTTAGAAGCAAAAAGAAAGGGATACAATATGGCCGGTCTTCAATTAGTTGAAGGTCTTACGCATCGCTCTGGCTACTCGATGTTCACGCTTGAAAACCCAAAGAACTTCGACATTAACGACATTCCTACTAGGGAACTGTTCATGATTGACCCTAATGGCAAGTTGGTCGGCAGGGGTTATCGTGACAAGCAGTCGGCAATTATTGACGCTGAAACTCACGCCAGAAACTCCAAACTGCCGCCCGAGAATAACAATGCAGTCGAACAGGCACTAGGTGCGGCTGGATTTAGACCAGTAGGTGTAAATTTTGCTGGCAACATTAGAGATACGTTTGTTCACGAATCCGGACGCTATCGCATCGAAAGAAGCCCCAAAAGAGGCTATATGGGCTTTGACTTGATTGACATAAATACGGGGCTTATCCTTGCCGAGCAACTCAAGGCTGGCATTGGTAGAGATAAGAAAACGCCAAACATTACGGATATCACGGAAGCAATAACGTGGGTTGAGGACAATAACATTGTTCAAGTCAAACTTACCGAAGCCTACGAAAAATCATTAGGCAAGGAAAGCGGAGGCAATTTGGCTACATGGACTAAGGTTATTGATGATACTGGGGCAACATCCCAGCAACTGCTGGCTGCTAAAAATCCGGTCTACTATGACATAAGAAGAAGGCTGGCTCTTGACTTAGGTTGGAAGACTGTGAATGAGATTACAAACATCATGAGACAAGAACTAGGAGATGATGTAGTCGGAACCAGCCATAAAGCCGTCGTTGAATGGTTTGATAAGTGGCAAGAAGGTTGGTCTGCCGAGGAGGTCAAAAAGATGGCCCAAAGAGGATACGAGTCCGCAAAGCAAGATGTTGATGCCATCAATAAATCCGAACAAGAACTATATAACCTTCGTGCTGGAGAAATGATTGGATGGGAACTCCCTAAGCCTAAGCAACCCACGGCTGCTAAACCGACTGGAATTTCAGAAAAAGATAAAACTGCGGCTGAAAAGTTTAAAAAGCAAATGGACGACTATACCCGTGATTCTATTGCTTGGGACCAGAATCAGGCTGAACTGAAAACAGATTTTGCCGTTGATGATACAAAGATTGCCAACATAATGAAATATATCAAGGAACTCAAGAAGCGTGAGGCTGAGTTTGCGAAGATTGCTCAAGCGACTGGCATGTCCTCTGCGGCCTTTGATGCCCAGAGAGGTCAAGCGGTTGCCGACAAGATGGCATTTGTCAATAACTCAATGAGAGAGGCTGGTGTTGCCGGTGAGTCTATTTGGTATATCAACAATGGTGGCTACATAATGCAACAACTGATGTATAAGGACATTGGGAAAAGAGTTGGCATTCAAATCACAGGCAAGAAAGTTCTCGTTCAAGGTGCTGATAGAGCCGACGTAAAGGATGCAAACTTCATTCTATATTCTCCGGGGGGTCAAATCCTTATGCGAGCAAAGACAATGGAAGAACTGGCTGATGAGGTTCATAAGAGAACAGAAGGAAGATGGCTTAAGCAGTTCGTCCTTCAGGGTAAAGCAACAGAGCCTAATCCCGAAGCACTTAGAGGCACACCTAAAGGACCTGTAACGCCCTCCAGAGCCACCATGGTTGGCCCGGATTCTAGATACACCAAACCCGCACCACGATGAACACAGATGACCAGTCAATTACAGTTATTATTGATGAGTTTAAGCGTGGTGGCTGGGTGGTTGGCATCCTTGGTGGTCTGGGTGCGTTGGCTAGGCTTATACTTACTAACGAAGATTATAAGTTCTGGATTTGGTTCAGAAAGATTATTGCTGGTGTTATTGTTGGCGTAATGGTATACTTTGCCTTATACTTTGCCGACATTGAGCCTCTGTATAAGAGCATCATTTTCTCTGTGTCTGGTAGTTTTGCTCCCGAACTATTTGACTTCATCAGACTTAAAATCAAAAAAACTAAATAATATGTCTTTCTTCGATGAATTGTTTGGCAGTAAGCCTGCACAAACAGCAACTCCAACGCCTGAGATTAAGAAGCCCATAAACGCTTCTGACCCCGTTGCTACGCTTACCCCGACAATCAAGACTCCCCTTGCTACTCCGGCAACTCCCCCTAAGCCTAAGACCGCATATGAAAGGGGTTCTGTATTCATACAAGACGCAGAAGGTTTCAGAGATAGTCCTTATTTGGATACCAATGGACAACTAGCAATTGGTTATGGTCAGCAATTTATTGATGGAAAGCGTGTTACTAGTGGCATGAAAATTACTAAAGAACAGGCTCAAGGGGCATTCAAGGTTGAATATGACCGAAGAAGAAAGCAATTGGATAAATATCCTAATGTTGCTAATTTAAAACCTGGACTTGAGGCTAGACTTATGGATGTCGTATGGAACGGCGACCCTAGTCAAATTGAGGGATGGCCCAAGATAAAGGCAATACTAACGTCCAATGACCCTAAAGAATTGGATAAACTTGGGGCAGAATTGCTCACTATAAGAAAATCAACTACAATAGACCCTAAGACCAAAAAGAAGGTATCAAAAGTAAACCCAGCCCTTGAAGCAAGACGCAAACGTGCCGAACAGGAACTAAAGGACGAATGATTAAGGCAATCTGCATTGCTGCGTTTGCATTATTTCTTGTTGGCTGTGAAACAGTCAAGGACAGCCCTCCTATTGTAATATTAGACAATAAGGAGAAAGACGCTTACATAACAAAGGTTGAAGGCATCATTTCTGACGCTGGGGCCGGCATTGTAGCCGTCTTGGACTCGTTGGACAAGGGAAGTATCCAATATGCCGTATTAGAGGCTCAGGCGGTCAGGCTAGGGGGTATAAAGGCCCCCGGTGTTGCTAAACTTACTGAACAGAAAGCGACTATTGCAGAGAAGGACTCCAAAGCCGCCGCCAACGACAAGGTTGAGGCTCTTAAAGTTGACTATGAAACCTCGCTTCTTTGGGAACGTGTTGAACTCTTGGATGGTGAACTTGCCATAGAAAAAGCCGCCAAAGAACTTGCCATCGAGGAGAAGGCTAGGGCGGTCAAAGACAAGATACTGTGGCTTACTAGCGTCATAGGCATTGCGATATTTACGGCAGGTGTAGTGATAGTAGCGTTCACAAGTAAGAAACTGAGTGGGTTCATACTTATGGTATGCGGTATTGTTTCTACGTCGCTTGCGTGGGTTGTTGATGCTCATTGGTTTCAATATGTTGCTGGATTTGGAGTTGGCTTTATAGTAATTGATATATTGTTTATTGTGGTTAAGAAAACAATCGACTTCCTGCGGGCTAAAAGAACTGGACAAACCGAAATTACTGAACAGTCTGTTAAGTAGGCCCGGCCTGTGTGCGGAAGGATTCGTTGCTCATGTTAATCCGTTGGGTGCAGGAAGGCCAAGTTCCCATCTCTTACTACCGCACGGAGAGATGGGAGCGTCATTTGTCCATGACCTCTCTGGCTTCATGGATGATATTATCACGGAGAACCATTACGTCCTCAATACCTATGGCATTCTTTTCTTCCGTGGCTATGACGAACGTGGCGTATCCTGTGGCGATGTAGGAGCACATTGCTTGGGATACTTCCATCTCATTAGTGACATCCTTTAACTTGGACTGAAGTGCTTCGGTTTCAAACTTCAACTCATTAACCAAGTTTCTGAGTTCCTTGTAGGTCATATTATCCGTCCAACTGTTGTCGTTAACATCCATCTTACTTAGTCTTGTAGAGGTTAGCCCAATAGAAGTGGTTAATGCTGTTCTTCAGGCGGAACTTCTTCATTAAAACAGTCCCCTTGTTTACGCCATCATGCAGTTTAACCATAGCCTGATACTTTCCAAGTTTTAAGTGCTTGGAGATATCCTCGACCGAATACCACCCCTCCGGGATGTTATCGGCTTTTCCGTCTAGTGCTTCGATGAACTTATCTAGTAGTTTTTTCATTGGATGTTTCGGATGGAAAGGCCGTTATTGCAGACCCAGCGGCAGATGCTTCCATCGCTAGTATCAAGTCGCTTGGCTATCTCTTTGTAAGTCTTTCCGTTGGCAATCATGCGTGGGATGATTTTATCCCAGTTCTTCATGTTGTTGCGTTCGCAGGACTTGTAGTTGAGTAACTCTATGCCAAGGATAACAAGATAGTTTCGCAGGGTTCCTACGGAAATACCAAGTCGGCATGACATGTCTGGTATGTTGTATCGGCAAACTTCGTTCATTCGACGTATTTCCGGCTCCATTTTAAGAATACGATTTAACGTAAATTCCGATATAAGATGACCGTTGTGTTTAGTCATCTTCATTCGAGTAGGTCGCTTTACAGCCTTTGATGTGTAGTTTGTTTTCATTAGTTTTTGTGAGTCCAGGTTCGGATTTCTTTGGTCCAAATCCAGCCTTTGTTGAAGCGGTGAGCCTGCCATACCTTCCATTCATTGCCCTCTATCAGTCCGTATGTCCAACCTAGACCCCACATAGATGTAGCAAGGCGGTTCTTGGCGTAGTCCATTTCGCCTTTCTTGCACATACAGCCACCAGAGAAGCCTACCACCCCGCCATGACGCTTTGCATTGGTTTGCTGGATGCTATGGATGTGGCCCATTATAACGGCACCACCAACTTTTCCGTAATGAACGGCATGCTCTTGGACGGCTCGTTGACCGCAGGTATATCCATGCACGGCTGTGATAGGGCCAACTCGGTAGACTCCTTTATCCGCATGATAAGGAAGAATGGTTTTGCATCCGTTGCTACGAAGTATTGTTTTAATCTTACAATCAAGGTCATGGGCGTAGTCACGAACTACACCGCTATTACTTCCGGTCATCATCTGATGAAGTCGGTCCTCATGATTACCATATAGGAATGCTGTGGGCTTCATCGCCTCTATGAATTCCGTTCCAGACTCAACGTCATCAATCAATGACTCATGGGACTCATTGTCGGAGTTGCTTACACCTCGACGTATTGAACGGAAGTCAAAACAATCACCAAGATGAATGCGATGCTTTGGCTTAAAGTCCTTAATGAACTCCTTTAAGCCGGAAAAGGCAACAGGGTCACACATGTCGCCATGATTATCACCCACACACAGGAATGTTTCGTATTTAGGCATTGGTTTTAGGATTATTAATCCAGTTAAGCCATTGTGCTCGGGCCATCTTATGCTGGATACGATAGAGTTCGGTGGTTGTAACGCAGTCTGCCTTGTCTTTATGTGGTTCTGGAAGAACAAAAGCGAAGGCTAGGCAGAACTCCTTTAACTTCTTATTCTCGGCACGGATTAGCAAAAGGTCTGTTCGTAGTGACTCAAGTTCTCCATTGGCTACGTCTAGGTCAAACGTCATTTTTTGTAATTTAGTCATGTGGTTTGTATTGGTTAAGTTCTTCTTCAAGTTTTTCGCATTGGATTAACAGTTTGCTATACATGTCAGCAATTTGACGTTTCTCATGAACAACAACGCTCAGTTGCTTTTCGGCATCAATAAGGAGTTCAAGTCGCTCGACGCTAATGCCAAGAAGCAAAGCGGCGGCGTTCATTGAATTATTCGGCTTCTTCTTCATCGGTATTTTTGGATATTTTGGTTAGGTCAGGATGGATGCGCTGACCGCATTTAGGACAATATTCGCAGGTATAACCGATGAATTCTTTAGTATCTCCATCAGCATAGGTGACGAACATATACGGGCCGAAGACTTTAGGATTAAACTTTTCAATGTGTTTGCACTTTTTGGGCATGTTACTTGTTGGTAGAAATTAGTCCCGCTTGGAATCGAACCAAGATAACCCGCTTAGAAGGCGGGTGTTCTATCCGTTGAACTACGGGACCAAAATCATTGATTGTTAGAACGGAACTTGGTCGTCGGTAGGTTCTTCGGCTTCATCAGAACCGCTGTTCTTGATGGACCAAAGAGCCTGTGCGGAAGACTTTAGGTTCAAGTCCTTAGAACCAACCTTGCCGGTCTTTTCCCACGGCTTAGGTTCCCACTTGTTCGCCCAGTAATCAAGGTCGTTAAGCGGAAGGCTGTCAAGACTGGAACCCTTGCTCTTGCCAAACGGAACTTGGAGACTGAAATCAACCTCGCCAGAAGCAGAACTGGAAGCGGTAGGATTAACAGTCATCTTCTTAACTGTGGCGGTGGTGGTAGTGGTGAACTTAGGGGCTGTGCTCACAACGTTAGCATCATCATCATCGGTAGCAATGCCAGCGACAGCAGCGATGGCGTAACGGCGAAGATATGAGTAGATGGAGCCGGCTTCCTGTGCCTTTAGACCTTGACCGCAAGGAATGTAGGCATCGGTAGAGATGCTACCGCCATCCTTATGGATAATGGTCGTGGACACGCCAACGGCATCGCTCTTGCCAATGGGCATCTGAAGGATGGCAAGGCCGTGCTTGGCGAAGATAGGCTTCACCAAGGACAGGTGGGCGTTGAGGGAGGCGTATTTGCTCTTGTGGAACGGATTAGTGCTATCGGCATGAACCTCGGGAGTTTCAGCGATGGCAAGAATGAGTGCCTGTTGGAGTGCCGTGTTAGCCTTATTATAGGCTTCGTTGGTGATATCGTAGTTATTCATTGGTGGAAGAGAATGTAGTTATGGCTGGGTTTTGTTCTGGGTCAAGAGTTATTTTCATCTTTCTTCGTCGCCCCAACAATGTCGAAGAAGTCCTTGAAGCGACCGATTAGGGCGGCTCCAAGTTCTTGGTCATCGAAGCGTTGAAGCAGGGAAGAACTGTTGAAGTTGGTAGTAATTATGGTAGGGCGGTAGTTAATGGTTCGCTCGTCAATGACGGCAAAAAGGTCACAGGCTATACGTGCGGTCATCTTTTCTTTGCCCAAGTCGTCAATATACAAGAAGGGGACGTTTACCATATGACTAACCAATTGATTATGATTAAACTTACTGAAACCCTCCTCTATGTTTTGCTCGAACTTACGCATAGTAATAAACATTTGCTTTCGATACTGGGACTTCCAGTAGTTTCGTGAGACTTCCCATGCGGCTCGCGACTTTCCGAGTCGGCTGGTTCCGTGGAGCAATAGGGAACGATTATTCCAAGAATTCCAATTTGTAGCCACATCACGCATCTTGGGGCAGGGGACTTTCTCGATGATGGTGTCTTGGAACACCGGAGGCATTCCGATGGGTTCTAGTGCCCATTCAAGGCGGGTATAACGAGGGTCTTTAATCTCGCCATACTTGTCCTTGCAGAAGAAACAAAACCAGTCGGGCCAGACGATTTTAGTTCCATCGGTCATAGGAATACGGGTGCTACCGCATTCACACTTAGCCATATTCGTCTTAGAACTGGCTGTGGTCATCGGAAGTGAGTTGCTTTTTTGCTTGGAAACTGGAAGTGCGTTGATTTCCGTTAGGAGCGAAGATACCAAGCCATCCGTGCTTGATAGAGGAGATGATTGATTGGGTTGCGTCATGTTCGTTTAGGTTGGTTAGGAATTCTAGTTGGAGTTTGATGGTCGTTGGAGTTAGTGGCTTCTTGCGTTCCTTGCGGTATGTCACCCAGTCCTCCCAGACCTTGTGGAAGTTTTCAGAGTGAGGCAAACAAGGAAGCATGACTGTCTTTAAATCATTACTAATATCTTTACTACTATATGTCGCCAGTTTTCCGGCGGGGGGTCGCTTGTTTTCTGGCGGGGGTCCGCTAGAAATCTGGCGGGGGGTCGCCAAAGAAGAAGTAGTGCAGGTGCGAATGGTGCGAACACCAGTTTCTGTGACCACTCGGGTAATGTAATTCTTCTTCAACAAGTCTCCGATTGAAGCACGAACCGAGGAGTCCGACAGCCCGAGCATCTTGCCGATGTATTCGTTGCTGGCGAAGCACCCCTTGTCGTTGTCAAGAGACTGGATGATGGCGAAGATAATCTTGCCAGACGCAGAGATGTCTGCGTCCAGCAAAACTTCACGGGGTATGAAAACCCCTGCAAACATTGGTGAATTATCACTCATTCAAGGAACAATGGCTTATTTTCGTTCTCGAGTCCAGCCCAAATATTGACCTTTTTCGCATTCTCAAAACGGCACAAGGCTTCCTCGACCTTCTTCTTGGTGTTCTCGTAGTCACCGAACTCCGGAGAAATCTCAAACCAAGCAACGGAATAAGGAAGAGCCTTCTCGACGAACACAAAATAGAACGTAGGAATCTTTTCTGGCTTAAACACGCTCTCAACCAACTTGGTATAGAAGTAGGTCTGGACATAATACTTAAGCGAGTAGATTTGGTCTAGGACGTTCTTAACAGTAGGAGTCTGCGAGATGGTCTTTACGTCAACGATGACGTTCTTGGTCTTGTTGTAGAAGTCAACTCGACCCTTGACCTTGCAACCAGCATGCTCCGACAGAATACCAAATTCACGATAAATTTCATCGTTTTTGTCGTTCATGAGATTCCAGAACTGGTTTTGCTTTAAGGAATTGGCGATGTTGAGGCAGACTTCATATTCCTTCATAGACAAGTAACTATCGCTACCATTAACTTCTTCGAGGAACATAGCCCAAGTTTCCTTGCCAGCCTTGGTTCGGCGGTCAACTTCTGGAGCAATAGACCAGCGATGATTAAAATGCTCGGGCTGAAGGCAAAGCATATGCACGGCACTACCAAAGCGGAACGCATCCTTTGTTTCCTCGTTGTCCTTGTTCAGAAACCAAGATTGATAGTGCTTGGGGCTGACCATAAACTTCTTGAGGGAAGAATAGTTAATTGCGTCCCAGCCGTCATAGGTAGCGGTGGAAATGTCGTTAATGAATGTAGGTGTGCTCATGGGTTCGGGTTGCATAGACCCGCAGTATCACCAAGCCAGCCCCCGAGTCAAGGGGCAATCTGGCGTATAACGATATTTATCCCGTGATTGCTCGAGTGTTTCTTTGAGGTCGTTTTCAAGCAAATAAGAGAGTCGTCCACTATGAACCCTTCTGATGTAAGCGAGTCTAGTATCATCTTTTCCATATTATCTAAGTCAGGTCTAGTAGTCTTCCACTCGTCCCTATTAAGGTATTTCTTGGGGGTTGTTTTATTAAATGGAAATCTAAAATGAAGTTGCAATTCAAGTGGACCATCCAGGGGCTTTGCCGGCTTATGTTCCTTAATCTTCCAGTTGAACTCTTGTATCCAAGACTTAACTGCCGACTTTGCGAACTTGCCCACGAACATTTGTCCGTTTCCCTTTCTCATTATTCTGAGGGAGGACTGGTGCGTTGCCTTCGTCGGAATGATGTTGACTTCCATTCTTATTTCGTCCATGGTTTACAACTAAACACATTCCAATGGATTATCAAGCAAATAAAGAACACCTCAACGACTTGGTTAAGAATGTTCCTAGTCCTGTTAAAAAGATTGCGGAAAAACTAATCATAGAAGGAAAGAGTTGCGAGGAAACTGCAAAACTAGTATCTCTACGTAAGTCAACTGTTGTTTCCATTAGACAACAAATGGAGTCTGACGGCAAATTGGAACTTGGCTCTTGGAAGCGTGAAGTGGCTGGGCTTCTGGGCGAGTTTGTCCAGAAGGGGGCCACCCGACTATTGGACAACGTGGAAAACATCCCTGTGGGGCAATTGCCGATGGCTCTGGCTATCGCCATAGATAAGGTCAGAGACTTGGCCGACGCTCCGACAGTCCGTATCGAGACTCGCCTACGCATTACGCAGGACGAACTCAATTCCGCATTTGCTGTTGACGGAAAAGAAAATCATGGTAAGGTAATAGACATTCCCAATAACCAAAATGAGCCAACAGCACCTAAACGCACTAGTGAACTTGACCAAGGAGAACGCAGAACTGCGTCTCCAGATTTCGGACTTGCAGACGCAACTCAAAGCCATGAACACGACTTGGGACTCAGCCCAGACGCTCCTCGACAAGATGAGCAAGGAAGCGGAAAAGACCAAATTAGAACTTGACCATTGGAAGGTTGAGTATCAGTATGCAAGCAAGGGTCACATGACGGCTCTTGAACTCATCGGCAAGCAGAAGCATCATGTCGAAGTCATAATGGACAACTTCTTCAAGCACGAAAACCGATAATTTTCTTATGAACAACCAACACAATCAACCGCCCGAAGTGATTTTCACTTCCAACATTCTCACCGAAAAGGAGCCTATTGGTATCCTTCAGTTGATTAACTCCGGTGGCGTATCTCGCTACAACTCTTGGAAAATCCTTCAACTTGTTCACGCTGGCGAGTTGAACTGCAATCTTCCTCAATACGGCATCATCACGGTTTTCTCGCTGTCCAAGGACATCAACGAATTCAAGCGAATGTTCGACCAAGGTTGCGAGATGCTCCGAGACGAAGGCATCATTGATGACGAATTCGAAAAGGCTTCCTTCATCGAACTGAACAAACTCCTCAACAAGCGAAAGGGCAACGTCACCGCCTTCAATCCGCTTGACAAGAAGCCCAAGTCGGGCAAAACTAAGAAGAAGAATTCCCCCAAAAACAAAAACAATAACTAATATGAGCACCAAAATCACCGAAGAAATCAAGTCGTCCCCCGCTTTCCTTTTTGGCAAAGTGAAGGGTCTTAATAATCGTGAGGCCTTCCGCTTCGCCACGCTGTTCAAGGACGAAGTAGAATTCGTCAAGGCTACCAATAGTGCGGCCTCGATGTATTCCTATATCGTATTCTGCAAGGAACCCAAGATTGACAAGGACCGCTTTTACAAGGAAACCTCGCCCGGCCTGTTTATTACCGACCGAAGCAAACTTGTGATGGCGTATGAAAAGGAACGTAAGGCTTATCTCAAGGTTAAGGAACTGCGTAGCAAGAAGCCCGATGAAGTCAACGAACTCATGAAGGGCGTGACTCCGCTTGATGGTGTCAACATGGGCGGTCTTACCTATCGCTTGCACGTCCTTCAGCATATCCTACGCTACATTACAGCCTAAAAATAACTTGTTTTAGTGCTCGCTATTTCGGAGGTGGCGGGCATTATTACTATTTCATAACGGGCCGTGCTTTGAAACCACGGCTGACTGATGAGGGGTTCCTAGATGCATATGCGTCAAGGACGAAAGTGGCACAAAGCCAGCCCTATTCAGTAAAACTTCTACCAAACATACAACAACTATGAGCAACGAAGAACTGCCAGAAAATCAAAACTTTGATTACGAATGCGAAGTCCATAAGGAGATACTTAACAAGTATTTCAATGGAGAAATCCCTAACGAAGCATCTAAGAAAAGTGCATTAAATATGATTGTCAGCACGGCTTTATTTAACGAACCTACCAATGACCCTCGTCTTTCCGGAATGACTCCAGCCGAGCGAGATGAATGGATTTCGTATAACTCCTACTAAAACAACTAACCAACCAACCAAAAACAACATGAGCAATAAAAATTCTATCGAGTGGGCTTACAACGAACTCAGTATCTCAATCATCAAGGACGACAAGGAGGCCTTGGAAAGTTTATTTGACCTGTCCATTGACCTAGAGGACAACGAAGACAACTCTCCTTTGACATTCTCCAATCACCTCCCAGTCCCTACTATCTTGGTTGATAACCACGATAAATTAGACAACATGTCTATTGACGAGAATATGAAGTATTGCGGTTTCGAAAACATCTATGCCTATACCCTAGCGACTTGGGGTTGCATCTATGACGCTACCGACGTGACTTCCTTGCAGGTCGATGATAAGAACCTGTATTATGAATTCAAGACCCGAGCAAAGCCTCCTATCGCTTGGCTTAAAGAAATGTCTGCAATGTATCCGGAAATGATGTTCGAACTTCATACCAACAACGAGTTTGAGTTGTGGGAAGAATTCGAAGTTGTCTATATCAACGGACAGGAAGTCGTGTTCGAATATAAGAAGAAGCAAGCCAAGTGAGTAAACAATACTTGGATAAGAAGGACGTGCTTAATCTGGTCTACACTCAACAGGCAGACAGGATGGCGGAAGAGTATGCAAAACTCAAGGCGGAGGTTGATGAACTCAAGTCACAGCCAGACCCATTGACTGCATATCTATACGCCGCTGAATTAGCCAAGAAGGATATGACCCGCCTCAAGGCCGAGGTCGAGCGGCTGAAGCAACTTTTATCCGCATAGTGTAATGGTAGCACGAAAGGTTTTGGTCCTTCAAGTCTAGGTTCGACTCCTAGTGCGGGTTCTTTTACATTCAACAGGCGTGTAACTCAGCGGTTAGAGTGGAGTCTTTATAAGGCTTAAGTCGGGGGTTCGAATCCCCTCACGCCTACCGGCCCGATAGTTCAATGGTAGAACACCTCATTTGTAATGAGGATGTTGCAGGTTCAAGTCCTGTTCGGGCCTCCATTTAGGGGCGTTCTTTCAATGGCAGGAAATCCCGTTTGCATCGGGATAATAGGAGTTCGACTCTCCTACGCTCCACCCTTTAGGGAGTATAACTCAATGGTAGAGTAGCGACCTTTTAAGTCGTAGGCTATGGGTTCGAATCCCATTGCTCCCATATTGTCGTAGTTTTGGATTTTGATTTCAAAAACTAAAGTTGGAACGCTTAAACTAATTGTGGCTATGCCGGCCTGGGCAGCCAGGCATAAATGCAAATACTGAAGTCCGAGCGACGATGCAGGCCGGCGTTACATCAAATACTTGAAACCTAGGTTTATCAAAATAGTAGAATTGAAGGTTTACCAAAATTGTCGGCTTCAACCATTTGCATACACAAGCAAATCTACCATTTCCACTAACCAACAGTTGTGTCAACCGGCGAACTTAACATTTTCCATTTTTGATCGAACCTATTACTAACATTTGCCGGTCAATACTTGATTCCTTACACCCTGGAGTTATATGGATTACTAGGATTCAAGCAATTTGATTAAACTTCTGCTTGACAAAAGTATTACTAGTAATCCTAGAATTCATGTATCACTACTATTTTTATTAAAGATGTCAAATATAGTCTTTACCTAAAGCATTTAATATGCTATAGTTCTTCTATCAGTCCAACTATGTCGATCATTCAAAGCAGTAAATCAATCACTACAAGTGATCGAAATGCTAGCAGTTCTACTTTTGTTAAAGTAGTTGCATAACTAGGGCTGATACCGAAACAACAAAAAACATGTGCCAAGTGTTCAAGCAAAAGTCTGAAAAAGACTTCCACAAGGAAAACCTCAAGTCGTTGGTTTCCACGAACCCCGAAATCCGGTTGTTCTTCAAGAACATCGAAAACTACGACTTGAAGAAGTCCCAGATGGAGCAGTTCCACAAGTTCTGCTCGGAAAAGAAGGAATTGGAGAAGGAAGCGAAGTCCTGGAAGTCCAAGTATTTCAAACTCCTCAAGTCCGTCAAGCAAATCACCAAGTCCCTGACCTCCTACAACAGCAAGAAGTCCTCGAACGGCTAACGTTCAACCACCACGAGAAATCGTGGTGGTCCCCCTTTTACTTCTTTCTGTCTAATCTCGGCAACTCAACACTTTGTTGAACCCGACGAAAGGACGAAAACCCAAAAAACAACAAAACAACATGTGCAAGTTAATCGCCATTAGTCGTGTTTCTACTAAAAGTAGCAAACAGGCTTCTGCCCTAGTCAAGCGGTCAGCAGAACTGCTAGGAGCCTCCCAAAAGGATGGTTTCGGCTATTCTATCAAACACCAAAATGGTCAGTTCACCGAACGCTATCTTTCGGCGGACTCGGTTGCTGGTATGGGGACTCTAAAAGAGTCTTTTGACCTAATCAAAGGTTCTATCCGAACCAAACTACTCGAAGGAATCGACTTCGACTCGAATGGTGAAAAGCCTGCAAAAGGCAAAATCGTCGGTTCCCTTATTGCTCATGGTCGCACCGCTACCTGTGGCAAGTCAATTGAGAATACTCATCCTTTCACCGGCTTCAACGAGCACGGCAAGTGGACGATTGCTCATAATGGTATCGTTGAATGGAGTGGTGTTAAACTACCGCTTCATACGACCTGTGACTCCGAGCATCTCTTGAATTGCTTCCTTCACTTAAATGGAGAGCAATCGTTTAAAGATGGTATTTCCGGTTACGCAGCAGTTATTGGATTCGATCAATTAGGTCAAATGTTCGTGTTGCGTGATAACAAGGCTCCCTTGTATATGTCCTATATCGTTGACCTCGATAGTTACGTGATTTGCACGGACTCCTCGCATTGCAACGAATTGACTAAAATGTTGTGCGACTTCAATTCCATCAAGGAACCTAAAGTGTCGACTCCTATGATGCTTGCTGATTACACTAAGCATGTATTTCAACTAAATGGGGAAGTCCAGTCAATCGAGTTTCCCAAGTTTGACAATAAAATGTCGTATTCTAGCACCGCTGGCATTTATCGGAGTCTTGGTAGTGCTGGTGTTGCTGGTTTTGGTTCTGGTGATTGGAATGCCCGGAATAATCGTTCTACTTATACCAGTCCATATCCTAGTATTCCTAAAAGTTCTTTTAGCAATAGCGTTCCTGATTCTACTGTGGAAGATGTTCTAACCGAAGGCGAGCAAAAGGAGTTAGACAACTATCGCAAGGAATCCTCTGAACGCTCGAAAAAGAACGGACGCAAGCAAATCAAGCCCTGGAAGGATTCCGACATAGGCTACTAATAGTTGATCGACGGAAATCCACTAATTCAGTCTTACCACTAGTTCAAAAACAGAACTAAAAGACGTTTTGTGGCATCCATAGAAATATGGATGTAAAACTTTCCTCCTAATCCTGATAACTCTACACTTCGTAGAACCCAGCGAAAAGGAGTAAAACCCAAAAACCAAAAAAACATGGCCCCCGATAGTTCAGTTAACCCTCAAACCCCGGAAAAGGATGTTCTCATCCTTTCCAAGCAGCCCATCCTCCGGCAGAAACAGTTGGAGGCTTATGGTCTGCTAGTTCACAAAACCAAAGCAATCCGACTGGAAGATGAAAACGGTGTTTACAAGTCAGACCCCATTCTCGCTTGGAACTCGCTTTCTCTGAAGGCTCGAAACAATCCGAAACTGCTAGCCACTATTATCCGTGGACACCAGAATTACGACCCGCACTACAAGTTGGAGATTGATATTAATGGTCTTAATATGCGTGTTCAGACCGCACTATCGTTAGCAGATATCAAGTTGGGCGACCAGTCCGACACTTCCCTGCTTTCCTTCATCGGCCGGTTTCACAAGTGGGTAGTGAATACTGCTACTTATGACCGCCATAGTATTATTAATGTTCTAATTGAAGGCAAAGTCCCTGATTGGAACGATACTGAGGGTCGTAGTGAAGTAGATATTGGTGTAAAGGTAGATAAGAACGATGCCGTTTTTTACAAGCGTATCGTGGATAAGTATAACGATTGTGTTACTGTTGGCCGATGGTTTAATCGTTGCCATCGTCGCCGTGAAATGGTGAAAACCAATGCTCGTGAAAATGCACAGCCCGCAACTTTGCAGGAACGCTTCTCTCGCACTATTTCTAATATTGCAAGTGTTCGTCCGCATCGCTGGGTCAACAGTCTCAACTCAACTCAGTTGTCTATGGCTAATCGACTTCGACCTAATGGTGAATGCCTAGGTATCGAGTTGGAGTTTATTGCTGATACCGGTAGTAGCATTACTAATTGGGAAGAAAGTCAATTCCCTGTTTACCCTTGGCTCTACTTTAAGGGTGACGGCTCGATTCGTCCTAATGGTAGCGATGAACAATTGGCTCATTTCCAAGAGTTGACGTGGTTCATCAACGGCTCGTCCAAGAGTGATTGGACGAACATGGAGGCTGTGTTGAAAAAGATGGTTGCCAATGGTGCTGGTATTAATAATACTTGTGGCAATCATGTGCATCTAGATATGCGTCATCGCTCGCAACAGTCGGCTATGCGAACTGCTACTAAAGTGCGTGATGCTATTAATGCTTGGGCACATCGAGCCGTGTCTTACAACCGTTCCCATAATCACTACTGTGGCATTGGTCGAGAGCATCAAGGTAATCGTTATACTGCTGTAAATACTCAATGCTACAGCGAACATCAAACGATCGAAATCCGCTTGGGCATGCCTACGTTGAATTACTACAAGTTGAAGTATTGGTGCCGCTTCATGCAATACCTGGCTTCTCCTTACAATAGCGTTGCTACCCTTGAGGATTTCATGCAATCGGATGCTTCGGTAGACTTGAAGCATTACGTGTTTAAGCGTATTCTCAAGTTCCAGTCGACTTATACCCTCAATGGAATTCAAGCGTTGCCTAACTTCGACAGTTATGCGATTGCTCTGAATCAACTGGAGGGTGGAGTCGAGTAATTAATCGGGCTATGGGTAGCCATCAATTCCGGTGGCTACCCTAACCCCACTATCACTACCATGTCCACTCCCAAGCACATTCAAGTGCCAACAGAATTGATTAAAGCCATGTCAAACCTGGCTTTGAGTAATTCAAAGAAACGAAATACTCCCAAGATTCAGGTGCATGTCAAAAAGGTCGTGATGCACAAAATGATTTCGACCGAGGAATGGTTAAAACAGCAGGAAGCCAAGAAAGCCAAGGAAGCACGAATCAAAGCATTTCACGAAAGCCCTAAATCAGACGCTACTATAAAAGCGTATATTGGCAAAGAACCTAAAATCAATAAATTCAAGCGTTCCACCAAAGCCTACAGTAAGGAGTATTACTTCCGGAACAAAGAACGCTTGCTGGCCTACGGAAAACAGCGTTACTTGAAACTCAAGAAAGCCAAAATTGACCCATTCAATGCAGCACAATAGTCCTATTGACTATCGAGTTCAACTCGACCATCACGTATTAGAATACAACCTGTTCAACAAACAGGTTTATTGGTGGACTAAGCAAATCGAGAATTTCAACTTCTGGTATTAATCCAGTAATTCTAGTAACAGGAGAGTCCAACCGGCTCTCCTTTTTTGTGCCCTCATTTGACCACTTGACTTCTAGTAACTATCAAAATCTGCAGTTCCCACAGCCCACCGCCAGGTGTTATCCCAACCCCTACTATTACAGGTGGAAAGACTAGACTAGACTCACTAATAGTCAAACAACTAACACTAATAAGGCTATAACAGGGTAATTTGAAGGACTGGGGGTTATTAGGGGGGACAAGTAATAACACGTCAAGAACAATCGCCGGAATGACGTAATGCTCTAACAGTAGTAACGCTATAACACTATAACTAGTGGGAATAACGTAATACTATAACACTATAACTACTCGTAATACTATAACACTATAACTACTCGAACTCTCGTAATACTATAACTCGATTAATAGTCGTAATGCTATAACACTATAACTAGTAGAAATCAAGTAGGGTGGGATGGTGGGAACCGCCGGGCAGCAGGAAGCACCTGGCGCTCGATCAAAACAGGCACAAAAAAGCCCCCATTTCTGGGGGCCGTGCTTTAGGTATACCAGACCAAAGTCTTATAGAAGGTGAACTTATCCCGGACGCATCCAACTTGGAACTCATGCTTTACCTTTCTTGCTTTTGCTACTTTTTCCCGGACTTTTGAGGCTGCTCTGTCGGCCATGAGATAGGCAATTATCTTCTGTTCACGCCTTTCTCTGTCTTCCTGCTCTCTTAGGATTCGCTGCTCCCACGTAAGTCCATTGGTCGGGATTTTCACGTCTTTCGTTACCTTCAGGCTTATCTTCTTTTTTACGACTTTGGTATAACCTAGGATTTGAGGGACTTTTATTATTTTCATGGGGAAAAGGGGAACCCCTTACGGGGGTTAGTCGAACCCCTTAGGGGGGCTAGTCCAAACCTTTAGGCGGTTTCGTCCTTCTCCACGGACTTCTGCTCCGGGGGCAACTCCGCACCCTTGGATTCGACTTCCTCGACCAACTGCTCCGTGGTTTCGGAACCACGAATGTAGGTCATGGTCGGAACCCATTGACCACGCATTTCCAACTGTTCGAAACCAACCAGCGTGATGCAAACCACCTTGCCACCGACTACCAACCTACCACGGATGGACTGCTTACCAGCGTCCTTATCCTGCTCGGTTTCGATTGCCATGACCAACTTGGCAACCTCCGGGTTCACCTGTTTGGAGCGGGACTTCATCCACTCCTGAAGGGTCTGAGCCTTCTTCTTGGGGGTTTCCGACATGGCGTTTTCGAGGGGTTCTAATTGTCGCACTAGAGCAAGCGGTTCGAGGTTTCTGCCCCGACCCTGTTCGCTGTTCATCCGCTGGCCGATTGGCCTTGGACTACTGAGAACCGCAGGGGCGTTAGCCCTGCCTGCTTTCGTTTGACTGTCAATGAACACCCTACGTCCATGACACTAGCCCTACTGGGGTTCGGTTCAAGCCCTATTTTGACTATTTTCAATCCGCCCCCATCTAGTCCAATTTCCCTACCCCACCAATTCCGAGACTTGCAATCCTAGGGGTCTGGCTGGCGATTCTAGAGGGGTTTCAATTCCGGGTAATGGGAACACCCTTGCGAACTGTCAAATGGTCTAGAATCGGCCGCTACTACTAGTGCTATTATGTTCACTAGTAGAGAAAAAGGTGGGGTCGGGGGGATTCCACTAGTCCAGGTGCCAGCCAGATGCAGATTGGTTACCCCCTATAGACTTTTTATACAAAAACACTTGACTTATGCCTATACCCCCCGCCGGAAAACTGGTGGGGGGGTGCTAGAAAACTGGCGGACCCCCGCCAGAAAACTGGCGACATATAGTAATAGAGATAAAGACATAGTATATAGATACAGGGGGCCACCAGAAAACTGGTGGGGTGTATTTTTAATTAGACATATGAAGTAGGGTATGTATATTGGGTAAACCTATGTTCAAAGAGAAGCAAATCATTGAAAAGTATCCGTTTACTAAGCCTGAGTTGGTTGAACTAAGAAAGAGTCGGTTCGTGAAGGGTGAGGATTGGGTGCAGGACTCGACGACGAAGGGTCATTCCGGTGCTATCAAGTGGACAATGAAGGGTTTGGTGGGTCTGCTGGCTACCAAGGGGGCTAAGGTTGACAACGACGAGCACCCTGACGAGCCTGTTATCGAGGAAACTGTCAAGGCGAAGGCTATCGAGAAGTGTCCTGCTGTTGTTCGTCGAAAGTTTCAGAATACAAAGTTCGTTGATTGCGAGATACGAGGCCGAATGGAGCGAGTAAAGGTTATTAATTCAAAGTTTTTGCGAACTGGAACCATTATAGAGGCTGTCAACAAGGAGGGTTCGTGGTATTCTAATGTAAAAACCGACGAACGAGGCCGTATAGTGTGAGCGATAAGCCCAAAAAAAACCGCCGAGGCAAAGCCTCAGTTCTGTCGGCTCACGCCGAAGAACAGATGGAAGCCCATGCAAGAACTTTTCTTGCTAACTTGGAGCATTATGGCATACAAGGAGTCTTGTATCTTAAGTTTCCGGAAGCAAAAGACCAAGTTCTTGTCTTTACAGACTTACAAACTGATGAGAACTATATAACCTTGCTTAAGGACTGTTCTAAGATTTCGCTTGATGGTGCTAGGGCAATAGTTGACAAATCGTAATAACTATTTACAGTTACTAAACCTATGAAGTCTAAAAAGAAGATGGACGCTAGCAAGCGTCATGAAGCCGCTGAGAAGAAGTCTGGTCATGAGAAGATGGAAAAGTTGGAAAAGATGATGCATGGCTCTGAACGTGGTGCTCGAAATAAGAACTACAAGGGTAAGGCTTGCTAATGTGGACCCCGAAGAAGACGAGTTCGACTTTGAGGAAGAAGATTGGGACCAATACATCCCGATGAAGATACTAATGTGGCTATGAACGACGAAGACCGACTATATTTTCCGGGAAGTTTTGCTTCTCAGGACCAATATGAGACTGTGCGTCCGTTTTCAAAGAACACATTTACCGATGCCGATGTAGCATCCAGATACATTACGTCTGACAAGTTTAGGGAGTTCTGGTCTAGGGGTGGTGTTCCTATTGATAGTGAAGGTTCATTTTCCTACCGAGTTCAAACTGGTGATAGTGCTTGGCTTGGTGGGCAAAATCCGTCGGTTAGAAGAAATTATGCTCAGGCTTTGGCAACATCTCCGGAGCCTGTTACGCTTACCGATTTGTTAAGGGCTGATAGTGCGTTGGCTAGAAGCAACGCTGCCAGAGTAGAGAACAGATTCTTCACTCCTTTGGTTGACATCAAGGAAGCCAACAATGTGTATGATACACATTTTGAGAACGTCACCAGACGTGGTTATCAGATACCAAGAAGTGCAACTCCTCCAGGTTATCATGCCACCAGAAGCATGCAAGACCCTTTTGGGTTTTACCTTAACTCATCCCAGAATGCGGAAGTCATGGGAAGAGGTATGAGTTTTTACAACAGACCTATTAGTATGCTGATTGACCCTGAGCAATACAGATACAGAATGCCTAATGGTCCTTGGGATGCAAAACCAGCATTAACGGAAGAGGAATTTTTGTTGCGTGGAGTCCCTGGAGATACAATGGTAAACACAAGAAGAAACGCAGGATGGGATGCTGCCTCATTTGAGGCTGTTACATCTGGAGATAACGCACAGGAATTGGCACGAAAGTATGGCATTAGGCTAGGAAACTCGGTGTCTTCTAATCCTGAGCAAGAGATATTTGTTCCCAAGACAATGGCTAACAGAGCAAGAAGAGTAGGCAATGTCGTTAATATCAGCACAAATAATCCCGTGTATGGCGACATATCTCCAATTGAAGTATGGGGTCCGCCTCGAGTTAATCCCAAGGTTCAAGTGTTAAATAATGCTGCCAGAATTACCGGAAACGCACTTGGTGCGGTAGGAATGATTCCCGACATCGGAAGACTTGCTTTTGGTGGAGGAGATATTGCCATCGGACCTGACGGGATGCCCTATGTTGCATCTAGTCAAGAAATGAACGCCAGAAATATGACACCAAGAGAGGGGACTCCCGCAGAAGCAATGTGGACACCCGAAACCGACGAAGAAAATAAACAACGCATGGCTCAACTTGAAATGAGTGACAAGCAAGCCAAAGAAGAACGTGAACTTCGCAAGAAAGCAAGAGAGGTTATGATGAAAACGGTATCCGTTGAAAATAATATCAGGTCTTCCCCTTTTTGGACAACAATTAAATGAGCAAAATATTAGACAAAATGACAGAGCATCCGCTGTTGATTAAGCCAACGGAGGAGCAACTAAGGGTAATGATTGAGCGAGATGGTGCTGATAAGGTTGCTGAACTCATACAACTGCGAGAAGATAAGATTACTGCTGAAAAAGAAGACCCTTACCGCCACGGCTATGAACCATTCCATTGGAAAGATGCCGATGAAATGCTAAAAAACAAAGAAGAATTGCTTATTTTAGGTGGCAATCGTGCCGGCAAAACAGAATATGCGGCTAAAAGGGCTATTTTCACTCTCTGCAACAAGCCGAATGCTATTGTTTGGTGCATTCACACCACTTCTCAATCGTCCGTCCAGATGCAACAGAACGTAATCTGGAAATATATCCCGTCTGAATACAAGACGATGAAAAAGGGACGCATCACCAACATCCAATATTCTCTGAAGAACGGCTTTTCCCACAATTCATTTGTTTTTCCCAACGGAAGCCAATGTATCTTCATGAATTATGCACAAGATAAGGTTGTTATTGAAGGTGGCGAGCCAGATTTTATCTGGTGTGACGAACTTGTGCCTCTGGATTGGATTCAAACCCTTAGATATCGTATTCTTACTCGCCGTGGCAGGCTTATTGTCACTTTTACTCCGATTGGAGGCTTTTCTCAAGTTGTAAAGGAGTATGTTAGCGGCTGTAAGTTCACGCAAACAAAGAAAGCGGACATTCTTCCGCAAAATCTCATTCATGTGGCTGGTTGCCCGAAGGGTCACATGCCTTATCTTGCTGAAGGTCGCAGCAAGACCTCGGGTATTGTATGGTTTCATTCGAAGTTTAACGTATATTCGCCATTTGACCAGATGGTGAAGCAACTCGATAACAAAACCGATTATGAAAAGAAAATCCGTGCATACGGGTGGGCGCAAGCACTCGTTGGCTCGCAATTCCCGATGTTCGGGGAAACGCACATCATCCCGGCGGACAAAATCCCCAAAGAAGGGACAAACTACATGTCGTGCGACCCAGCGGGTGCGAGAAACTGGTTCATGCTCTGGTGTAGGGCGACGAAAGAAGGCGACTTCTACATTTACAGGGAGTTCCCGGACGAAACCTACGGAGAATGGGCACTTCCAGACTCTAAGCAAGATGGTAGAGAAGGTCCAGCACAGCGTTCTTCTGCTGGTAGGGGTCTTGACGAGTATCGTAACCTTATTCTCAACGCTGAAGCAGGAGACGAAGGACAAGAACCCGAATTAATTTCCGAACGATACATTGACCCACGTGCCGGTGCTACCCAGACCATAGGCAAGGATGGAGGCGTTAGTCTTATTGAATTACTCAACGAGGGTGACAATGGTATTTACTTTAAGCCAGCCGCAGGTATCAAAATTGAACAAGGAGTGTCAATGATTAACGACTGGCTCTACTTTGACCAAAGCGAACCTATTTCATATGTCAATAAGCCAAAACTGTTTATCTCTGACAAGTGCCAGAACTTGATTTACTCCATGAGAGAGTGGACTGGTAGCGATGGGGATAAGGGTGCTTCTAAAGACCCGATTGACGCTTTGCGTTACATCGTTGTAATGAACCCGGTCTACGAGGACTCCGACAGTTACAAGCCTATTGGCGGAGGTTCTTATTGATTTTTTCACAACTTAAGATAAACAATTACTATGTCTGAACAATTTTGGCTCAACGGGATGGATAAAATCGCTAAAGCGAGCGACGAACCAGACGTGCAGTATCTCAACGACGAACTGCACCGTTGCCTTTTCTATGGTGGCAATATGTCTAGGCTTACCACATCGGACGACCAGCGTATGTGTCGCTGGGAAGGTCAGTCTGATGACGGCAGAAAACACGAAGACTCTTTAGGTTTTGAACCGTTTCCGTTTGAAGGTGCTTCGGATGTTAGGAACAGACTGATTGATAACACCATCAACCAACTGGTAGTTCTTCTGATGACTTCCTGGAGTCGTGCCAATATCAAAGTTAGTGGAATGGAGGTTAATGATGGAGAGGTTGCGGCTGCAGCCCAAACATTAATGCAATGGATTGTCGAGAATAAGATTAGAAACGAACTTACTAGGGAGGCTGAACTCTGGGTGCAATACACATACCAATTTGGTTGGTCTTGCGTTCACGTTGGCTGGGATAGAAAGATTTCTAAGCGAAAGGAAATTATCAAGATGGAAGACCTTGCTGCCGCAGCCCAATCTGGTGGTGGTCTTATGGCTCAGGCTACGGACATGATTAAGTCTGACCCTAACTCCGACCTAGGAATAATGGTCATGGGACAAGCACTATCTATTTCTAAAGAGGAAGCGAAAGTGGTATGCAAAAACCTCAACAAGCAAGGCTGGTCTGAATATGAACAACCTTACATCTCTAGAAACCTTCCAGTAGTTGCCACTCTAAAACCGTTTGACGAAATTGCTTTCCCTCCCGAGACTGTTGATATACAGGACGCTAGAGTTATTTTCAAAAGAACATTCATGTCCGAAGTTCAGTTCAGAAGCATCGGCAAGTCCGAAGGCTGGAACGAAGAGTTTATGGACCAAGCCGTTCAGACTGCTGGAAAGACCGGCTATCTTCAGGATTCTCAAATTATTCCTCTGGTCAACACAGTTCCGAATGCTATAGAAAAGGCCAATAACCTCATAGAAGTCGTGTATTCCTACGCCAAGCAATTGGACGACAACGGAAACCAAGCAATCTACTATACGGTATTTGTTCCTACAGTCGAGGAACACCTGTATGGTAAACATGAAATCCTTGACTACGCCCACGGGGAGTATCCGTTTATCGAGTTCAGACGTGAAAGACTTAGACGCTCTATTGTTGAGTCCAGAGGTGTTCCCGAAATACTCTACACCGAGCAAGAAGAACTAAAGGCTCAACAAGATGCTATCCGTGATAGAACCGCAATTGAGGTATCGCCTCCGCTAATGGTAACGAAGCGACTCGCCAGCCAAACAAGAATTGGCCCGGGTCAACTTCTCCCCGTCAACAGACCCGATGAGTATCAGTATCTTCAAGGTCCGAGTGGCACTCCTGCTACTGCGTTCTCCTTGATGGAAAGAATTGAGCAGAACGTCGCCCAGCAGTTTGGTCTATACCACCCCAACGTTGTTCCGACCCAGACACAGTTGACCCAGCAGTTCTTGGTCAACAACTTCTTCCTTGCTTGGTCTTCTGTTTACAAGCAGGTTTTTTCTCTTGCGATGCAATACATGCTTCCCGAGGAAATCGAAAGAGTAACAGGGGTTCCTATTAGTGCCACAATGATGGAAAACCATATGATGTTCGACTTTGCAATCAAGTTTGACATCAGAGAGCACGACACGGATTATGTCTTAGAAAAACTCAAGACTTTCCAGCAGTTTGTTCTTCCTATGGATACCGGTGGTCTTATTGATAGAGGTAAACTTATCAGAGCGATGGCAGTAGCCATTGCACCCGAAACAGCCAAGGATATCCTTATCGACCAGCAGACGGCAACACAGAGACAGTATAAGGACGTTCAGAGCGACCTTGCGTTGATGCTTAACGGGATGGAAGCCCAGTATACAGAAAACGACCCGCAAGCAGGGTCTAAACTCCAAGCCATGCAGGATATTATGGGCAAGAACCCGAAGGCCCAGCAAGCGTCTAAAGGCGACCCTGTATTCCAAGCCCTCTTGCAGAATTACTCTAAAAACCTGCAAATGTCAATTAGCCAACAAAAGAACGCCCAAATTGGAAGAACTGGCGTTTCTCCTGTGGGTAATCAGTTCGCTAAACAGGCGCAAGCCGGTGAGCAGCAAGAACTTGCAGAACCCATCCAGATGCAACAGGCTATTAACCCTGTCGGACTTTAATTTATGAGAACACAAAAAGAACAACAAGAAAAGCAAAAGATACAGAACTCGCTTGTATTTGGGCAAAGCGACCTATGGGACGTTGTTAATCTTATTCTTGACAAGGCAATCAAGCAAGAAGTTGATTTGGCTATAAATCAAGCCATAGACGAAGAAAAGAGAGCACACCAATCCGGCAGGGCAGATGCACTTGTTTGGATTAAGGAGTTGCTCGAAGACACCAGACAAGAAGCACTTCGTTTGAAAGATAGAAATGCTTCTTGACAAGAATGCTTTTGGTGTTAATGTTTGAAATTAAGTTTCTGCGAACTCTAAACGCTGACTGATGACTACAACTAATGCCGATAACGGAGAGGCACAAAATCCCGTGGAAAACGCTATCGGAAGCGTTCAAACTGAAGAAACACTTGTAAACCAATTACGAGGCATCCTGTTCTCCGACGAACAAGACGAAGGTAATCCCGAACCTGTTCAAGAAGAGGGAGAAGTCCAAACGGAAGACAAGGGTGAAGAAGCAGACGAGTCAAGCGACGGTTTGACTGAAGAAGCGGAAATTACCCCCACGGCAGAGGATGGCGATGATGTTCTTTCACAAGTAGAGAAGCAAGACGAAGGACAAGAACAAACCGGTGTTCAAAAACGTATCGACAAACTGACGGCATTGCGTAAGACCGCTGAAGAGCAGGTTGAAGCGATGAAGCAGGAACTCGAGCAGTATAAGACTAAGGTTGAAGAATTTGAGAAGACTAGCGAAGCGGTGCAGCCTACGGCTGAAAGCCCCTTTGCGGACCTCTCCTCTCAGGACGCAATTAAGAACGAATACGAACAAGCGAGACAAATCAGATATAAGTGCGAAGCAAACCCTGAAGGGTTCCAAATGGGCGAAACCTATTTTGACTCCGAACAGGTTAGGAACATGAAACTCAACGCTATGCAAGCAATGGAGGTCCACCTCCCCAAGCAATTGGAGTTTGTAAAGGCTAGAGAGCAATGGAAGCCTATCGCTCAGGAAGCCTACCCTTGGCTTAAAAACAAGGAAGCCCCCGAGTTCAAGATTGCACAGCAGGTTCTGAAGACATTCCCGCAGTTTAGACGTTTCCCGGATTTTGAATTGTTTATCGGTGACTATGTTAGGGGCTTTACCGCCCGAACCAGTCAGATACAGAAGAAGGGGACTGCCTTAAAGCAGACTCCGCAACTTTCTGTCAAGCCTACCTCTACGCAGACACAATCTAGCAGAAGTGATACCTCTAATAGAAGTGCTGAGTCCAGATTCGCAAGAACTGGAACCCGTGAAGACTTGAAGTCCGTGGTGTCAAAATACCTCTAACCCCCCCCCTACCTACATACCTACTATGGCTATGCTCACCGAACGCACTCTTTCTCAGGCCAATAAACTTGGTCGCCGTGAAGAGATTGCTAATCTCATCTCCCTTGTTGACCGCAAGGACACTCCGTTCACCTCTATGGCCCGTAAGGGTTCTCAGCCGCAGCAAACGCTGTTCCGCTGGCAGGTGGACTCCCTCCCTGAACCGAAGACAGACGGCACGATTGACGGCACGGATGTCTCCTCTGGCGACTACGAAAACTATGTTAGAGACACCGTTGGTGGCTCGACCAAGCAGTATCGTAACGAACTGGCTTCGCATATTCAAATCTTCCGCAGACAGACCCGAGTTTCTAAACTCACCCAGTCTTCGGTGACGAATATCGCTGGTGTCAAGGACGAACTCGCTAACAACGTCGCTAAGGCTATCACCCTTCTTAAGCGTGACATGGAAAAGACCTTCTGCTCGGCTAACGGCTCGCAGACGGACAACGGTTCCGTTCCGTATAAGACCCGTGGTCTCGACAAGTGGCTTGTTAAGGCTGCCGACAAGGATACCCACGCTGCTACCCTAGTTCCGGACGACTTCTGTCTCCCGTATAACTCTGGTGACGCTACCTCCTCGTCTATCTCGACTGGTGCTATCGCTGACCTCAACGAAACCCAGGTGCAGAATGTTCTGACCTCTATCTACAAGCAGACTGGTCAGTTCAAGACCTACGACCTCCTCGGTGGTCCCCTGCTGAAGAGAGCGTTCACGAACCTCGTCTACACGACTAAGCAGATTGCCGGTGAGGACCTCTCCCCCACGGAGTCCGTCAGAAACTTCAACAGAGATGCGTCGGCTTCGACCTACACATCCTCGGTTGACGTGTTTGAAGGCGACTTTGGCGGTCTGCGTCTGCACCCGTCCCTGTTCCTCAAGAACCACACAGTCGGTTACATCATCCCGTTTGACATGGTGGAAGTTCGCTACGGCGGCAACGTTGCCGAAGTGACCAACCTCCCTGACTACGGTGGTGGCCCTGCTCGTCTCATCGAAGCCGTCGCTGGCCTCGTTATTCACAATCCGCTTGCCTTTGGTAAGTTGGACCTCTCGTAACTGAGGTGTCGGACTTTGTTGAAAGTCTGACTAACGTTATTCCTCCCGACCTTCTAAAGAGGGTCGAGGAGGAACTCCGTTACGGCTGGAATATGGAGCAGGTCAAGATGAAGGCTGAAGCAAAGCAAGATGCCGTCTTTGGACACTCCAATGCTGCTCGCTCCCTTGAAGGGATTGGCGAATTAAAGGCGAAAATCCCCTCCGCCGCTTTCCACTATTGGGGTCATCGACTCGGCTATGAATGCTGGGAAGATAAACAATTTCTTAGAGAATTCATACGAGACAACCCGGAAGTTGCCGTGCGAAATCGCGTTAAGCGAACCTGCGTCAACGGGGCAATATTTGACTCTTCCGGAACTCTTCTTAAATGAGAACTATTGATTTCGAAACCATCCTAGCACAATCCTTGCAATTGACAGGTCTTGATAGGAACAACGTTACGGAGCAATCGTTTGAACAAATTACCGACTTCGCCAACAACCGACTTAGGTTTGCTTGGGAGTACGACGTTTGGCCTGACTTGGTTCGCATTACCAAGTTTCCTGTGGTTCACCAAGACACAATGCACTACATTGTCATTCCGAACAATAACATTGTTGTCAATACCGAAGGAACGTTTAAGGTTGATATCGGTCACATACTTCAAGTGACTGTTGAAGACCCAAGAGCCAAGGGCAGGGTTAAGGAAATCGGTTTTTCCTTTGACGAATACGAACAACTGCTAGGAAACGGTATCTACGATACAGTCAAAAGAGTTATCGTTGATGATACCGGCAGTTCCGAATTGTATCTTACATACAGAATTGAGTGTCCCAACTTGACTGGCAAACTCTGGAAGACGGGCACTACTTATTACCCCACCCAGACTGCTTATTGGGCTTACCAGAACTCCTTATATTTTGCATCTCATCACGATGGTATTTACGGCAGTCAAAAGGGCAATTTCTGGAAGTGCGTTACTACAACAAGCGAATCCCCCAACTTATACAGCAATGGGGTTCCTAACACTAATGATAAATGGCAGAAGGTAAAGATACCTATGATTTTTGGTCAATACATTATCAAAGGCATTCATGCTGATTGGCTGAAGTCTGAGATGCAAATTGAGTTCGGAAAGGCTATTGATGCCGATGCCCAGAACCTGCTTGACTCCGAGATACATAAGGCTATTGTTCAGCAAGGCATTCAGCCTAGAATGAAATTTAACAGAATATACTAACCATGTCTAACATCAAGATTTCCAGTCCGTTTATCCGAGGATTCACCCATACTGATACTGTGGTTGGCACTTCGATTGTTCAATTGATTGCCGCTGCTCCGCCCGAAGCCAAGAGGGTGCTTGTGGTCATCCAGAACAAGTCCTCCGACAAGACTGTTGAGGTGTTTCTTAACGCAACATCTACTAGCCAAGGCATTGTTATTCCGGCAGGTTCTAATATTTCTGTTGATAACTACAATGGTCCCGTAAGAGTTATCGCATCTGGTGCTGGCGTTACTGTCAACCTCTCTATCGGCAGCATCTAATGAGTATCAGCATCACTACCGGGGTAACTATCCCCGTGAGCGTTGTTGAAGTGGGTAATGAAATTACCCAAGACCAACTCAATGCTATAACAGCGGCTACGCTTCCGTCGGTTAGTAATGTGTTTATCACTCAGAGCCTTTTGACATCTTATGCACTCCTTGCATCTCCTACTTTCACAGGGACACCGACGCTTCCGACTGGGACGATAGGTGTTACTCAGACTTCGACTGATAACTCGACAAAGTTGTCCACTACTGCATTTGTCAAGGCTCAATCGTATCTTACAACATCGTCCGCCTCTTCGACATACCAGACTATCTCTGGCATGTCTTCTTACCTGACGACTTCTGCCGCAAGCACGACCTACGCACCAAAGGCATCTCCCACTTTTACTGGGACTGTTACAATTCCCTCTGGTGCTTCTATCAGCGGTTATCTGACTACGGCTACGGCTTCTAGCACATACCAGACACAGGCTGGTATGTCTTCCTATCTTACTACTTCGACGGCAAGTTCTACATATCAGACACAGGCCGGGATGTCTTCTTACGCACCCAAGGCAAGTCCTAGTTTTACTGGCATTGTTGATATTCCTTCTGGAGCAAACATTGTTGGTTACGCAACCCAGTCTTATGTTACGTCGCAAGGCTATCTGACAGATGCACCTAGCAATGGGAATGAATACGTCCGAAAAAATGCGGCTTGGGCTATTGCTACTGGTGGTGGTGGCGGCGGTATTACTACTGCTGATGTTTCATTTTGGCTTACACAAAATGCGTCTTATTTGCAACCAACAGGCATTGCTACTGGTTACGTTCTTTCTTACAATGGAACAGACCTAGTCTGGATTGCCCCTTCTGGTGGAGGCGGCATTGCCGATGCTCCTAACAATGGAAGCCTTTATGCCAGACAGAATGCGGCTTGGACTGCGTTCACAGTTCCTACGCTATCTGTAACTAACATTGACCTCGTAGGTAACTTCAATGGTTACTCGATGGGGTCTGGTTATTATTCGTTTAAATACGACTCTTCTGCCAACACTCTGCGCATGCAAGATGGTGCTGGCTCTGGGGTTACTGTGTCTGCTACTGGGATTACATTCCCTGACTCTACCACTCTTACAACTTCTCCTTCCGCTTTTGTTGATGCTCCTAGCGATGGCAACTACTACGTTCGTAAGGACGGGGCTTGGCATCAATGTCAGATTGCAAGTGTCTATGACTCGACAACTATGACAAATCAAAACGTTCTTAGAACTTAATTTATGGTTCATATTATTTACATCACACTTATTATCCTTGGTTCTGTTGCTGGCTTTGTGGCTGGCACCAAGAATGCAGACTCGACCAAAAAGAAGGTCAAGACCCTGCTGGATGATATTTCCGGCAAGTAATGCCACAGCAATCGTCCAATAACGGTCAATTCCTGTTCGATGGCGACAGGGGTTTTATTGGATTTAACTCCAGAGATAACCCGCAGACTCTGGAGCAGGGCATGCTGTCCTTGTGCCAAAACTTCAGACTTAACAGGGGTATTGCCGAGACCAGAAAGGGACTAAAGAGGCTTACTCCGGGAGGTGAAGTAAATAACTATATTCTCCACACAACAACAGCAAAAAACCAATACGGACATGACGTAATCCTTACTCTTACGACAACAAAACTTAATGTTTACGATATAAACACTAATTCCACTTGGCCCATTACACTTCCTTCCGGAGCCATAGGGTATATTTCCGACAAAATTGACTCTTTTCAGGCTGGCGGCAAAGTGTATTTTCTAAGAGGTGAATCACTTCAACCTATTATATGGGATGGAAATGTAACAGTAACTGTTGCACCAACTACTCCTTCTACTCGACTTCCTAATGCTATTCAGGGCCTGTATATTAACAATAGAGGCATTGTGCAGAAGAACAGGGATGAGATTTCGGTATCCCATTACCTCGAACTTACACATTGGGCACAACTTGACGTATTTAAGATTAATGATGGTTCTAATGACGAGATAGTAGCCTTAGCACCTTGGGTTCTTAATGAGTTTGTGATATTCATGAAGAACCGCATATACTATGCATCCGTTGGTGCTGGTGCTTATGCTACCGGAGACCAGCCTGTTGCGGCTGACTCCTACGTTAAGGTAATGGCTACGGACATTGGCTGTATTGCTAAGGGTAGTGTTGTTCAAGCCGCAGGTGGCATGTTATTCTTGTCCGATGGTGGTGTCTATATGATGACACCTCAAGCCGCTACGACCCCAGAAGGCATGCGTATGGGAGTTATGGGAGAGCCGTTGTCTGCCCCGATTGACGACATTATTCAAAGAATAAACAAACAACAGGCTGATAAGGCTGTTGGTGCGTATTTTAACAATCGTTACTACCTTGCAATTCCGCTTGATACTTCGTCTGTCAATAACGTTGTTGTAGTTTATAACTTTATTAATAAACAATGGGAGTCTATTGACACCTTTAACACAGGCATGGACGTGTCGTTTATGTTTACGGCAATCTGGGAATACAAAAGAAGACTTTTCTTTGTTGACAGAGAGCAAGGCTTATTCTTGACAGAAGAAATTGCTGATGGCGACCACTACGATAACTCGACAGCAAACAACACGCTTCCTCTAGAGTTGCCTTTTACGCTTGAAGACCCTCTTGACGACGATGCTTTTACCAGATTCCACATAGACAGTAAGTTAATTACACGTTCCTATAACTTTGACTTTTCTGAGGATAAAAGGTTTTCTCAGGTTGAAATTGACGTTTATACTACTGCATCCTCTCAGTTGGAGACTAAGGCTTTAATCAAAAACCCGGACTCTGAGACCGTTATAGACATATTTGGCTCTGGGACCACCGAAAATAGCACAAGAGACTTGCCTATTCGCAAAGTTGGTTCATCCTGTCTATTCCAGATTAAATCTTACAACAACCAGTCTTCTGTTCGCTCGTTGTTTGTGACGGCAGTTAGAACAGGCAACAACATACGCTCTACTAAATAAAATGCCAGACCAAATATACCCCGGAGATTTCTTTGCCAACGGACAACAGGTTGACGCAACTAGACTCAATGACCACGTAGGCAAGGCTGTTCTTAAAGTTGGTGCAATAACTGAACAGGCGGAAAATACAGGAATTGTAGGAACTGATGTTATTCCTTTTGCCGATGTTAGTGCAAACACTATTAACAAAATTAAGGTTGCAGACCTTTTTCTTATTAATGTTCCAATTAAGCCCTCTAATGTTGAAACTGGAGTAATAAGTGCAGTTCCTACTGATGGAAGAATTACAGTAAATAGTGCTTCTAAAAATTACACTCCGGGCGGAACTTATTATGCAAACGGATATTTTATAACAGTAACACTTAGTAGTCATGAAGTTAAAGTTGGTGATTTTGTCACTCTTTACACATCAGGCGGTCTTGATGGGACATATTGGGTTGAAACAACAACATCAAATACATTTGTTTGCAGGTTAAACACTAATGTTTCCTCGGCGGTAGGTGGTGTTGTTACATACTTCACAAGAAACGCCACCGCTACGTTTAATGGAAACGTTTCTTCTAATTCTCTTTACAGTCCGTTTATTTCTTCTGGCGTTGCTAGATTAGGTTCTTTGCTTATTAATGGCAAGACTCCGCTTACTGTTGAAGACAACCTAAGCAAAGTTTATGTAAAATTTGGAACTGCTACTGGTGCTGCTGGTGGTGGTGTTGAAAATATGGTGTATCAAACTCCAGTCTTTACTGTTCCCTCTGGTGAGACTTGGATATATGAAGTCTATGTTCAAACCACATCTGGTCATGTTAATGGAAACACAAGGTCGGCTTATGGGGATGTTAAAATGACAGTTTATAATAACGCCACACTACTTCAAACAATTAATGGCTCGACGGCTCCTTATGGCGGTCACGTGGCTACACACACTTTCGCTACGTCGTTCACTTCCGCAGATGTTTCTCCTAGGCTTATAGTTAAAACACTAACAAATTATGGTTACAACGAAGAGCCTAAATATATGATTAAATTGACCAAGGTGAAGACATCCACACTTTCTGATGCCTCTTCCTGCATCTAATAACTAAAACTAAATACTATTATGTTAGGAATGAAATTAAATGTTCGTGGTCTAAATAAGGCTTCCGATTCCGATACTTACTACCAAGAGATGCTCGGTGCATCTCAGGCACAGGCAAAGATTTACCCGCAGGCTATTGAACTTGAACGTTCAATCATGCCCGGCATGCAGTCCTATCAGTCCGAACTGATGGGTTCTCAATCTCAGAATTTGCTTGGTCAGTATCAAGGAATGCAAGGTGCATCTAATCAAGCACAGGCTCAATACCAACAACAACTGCTTGGCATGTATGGCATGGGTGGTAATATGGCTACCAATGCTTCGATTCAGAACCTTGGTTACGGCGGTCAGAATGTTTACAACCAGTTCATGCAACAGGCCAACGAAGGTCTTGCTATGGGTTCCGGGCTTTCGTATGAAGACCAAACCTACGCCCAGCAGAACGCTAGGGCTGCTATGGCTGCACGTGGTCTGACAGGCAATCAAGCGGTTGCCCAAGAGGTTCTTGGTGGCTACATGCTTGGCAACCAGAGACAGCAACAGAGACAGCAAATGGGCATGCAAGCCTACCAGATGGCTAATCAACAGCAACAGTTCGGTCAACAGGCTTACCTTAACCCTGCCATGCAACAGGCTGGCGGTGTTTATGGTCTTGGTCAATTGTATGGTTCTACGCAAGCGTCATTTGAAGGCCTTGGCCCTCAATTCCTGCAACCAGAGTCTCAATATCTTGCTAATATCAGAAGCAATCGCATCTCCCAAGAAAACGCTGACAAAGCGGCCAAGGCTCAGAATCAAGCCGGCATTGTCGGTGCTGGTGCGACTGTTGCTGCCGCTTACTTTATTTAATGACAAAAGAAGAAAGAAGTCTTGAACTAATTAATCAAGGCCTGGCCTTGTGCAACAACTCTGCCGTTGCTTGGTCTGGCGGGAAGGACTCTATGGTTCTTCTTCATTTGATGTTAAAGACTGGTCGGAAGTTTCCTATCATTTTCTTCAGAGAGCCTTGGCAACCTTGGAAGTATAAGTTCCAAGATAGAATAATACAGGAATATGGCCTTGAA